GATCGCAAACCTTTGCAGGCGCTTTTGGTCAAGGGTATTCTTACCGTGGCGCTAGGATTATCAACATCCGTAACTGCACCAACCCAGTTGTCATTGAATTTCAGGGTGCAAAACTTAAACTTGCCAATGGCTTAAAGTTTGGTTCTTTTAATCCTGTAACTGGCGCGGTTTATAACCCAGCATCAATGCCGTTTACCAACGCAGATTATGCGGCTGATGTGGGCGTTTTCATTGACATTGAAGATAACCAAAATGTGACCATAACAGGTTCTTGCGAACTTGATGGCAACATTCAAAACATCGCATTGGGTGGAACTTGGGGTGATACAGGTTATCAATGTATCAGCTATGGAATTCTTGCTTACGGTAATTTAATTCTTAGCATTGAAAACGTATACACACATCACCATGCCCTTGACGGTATAGTTTTGGGCTGGATTGGGCAGACAGCTACAGACCCGGCAAGACCAACAACACTGACTAACATTGTCAGTGAGTACAACGCTAGGCAAGGAATTTCAATTGTTGGAGGTACTGGCATTACGGTAAACGACAGTAAATTTAACTTTACTGGTCGAAGCACTTTTAATTCTGGCCCATCCGCAGGCATTGATATTGAAGCTGAAAGCGGCGTAGTCCGTAGGCTTGTGTTTAACAACTGTGAAGCTATTGCTAACGTGGGAGTTGGATTTTTGGCCGATAGTGGAGATTCGGCTGACATTACTTGTAATGACTGTAAATTTGTTGGCACAACAAACTATTCTATTTGGCCTAAAAAACCTCAGATGGTTTTTAATTCTTGCTTAATTGTTGGGTCAATGGTAAATACCTTTGGTTCGGCAACTGACTCTAATTTAGCCAATAAATTTGTTGATTGCAGAATTACTGACTTTGTAGCCTACGGGTTTGGCGGTCTAACCTACAACGGTAGTGGTCTTTTAGTTGATTCTGGCGGTGGCGGAAATGTGCAATTTGATAATTGTATTTTTGAGGCTGGAAGGCAAAAATTAGGCTCATTCATACTGGTCAATTTTCGCAACTGCACAATGATTCAGTCTGCTGGAACAGATGTTGGAATTGCAAACCGCGATTGGGTGGCGTTGTTAAACGGCAGCATATTCAATAATTTAAGAATCATTGATCTTATTTCGTCTGTTCCCGTAGATGGCTATTTTATTAGCATGGATGGAACTGAGATTTATTACAACAATAATTATTTAACAAGTCTTGGCCCTATTCGTTGGTTTACCTGGAGTGCAGCGGCTGGCGGGTCAACAGGTGCATTGGGCCAAAACAACGGTAATCTTGCACCCAACACATACCTTGCACTAGGAAAATCAACAGGCAATCGTTTAATCGGGTTCTACGGGCAATTAAAAATTGTTGCTGGGCCAGCGGTTCCAACCGTAGATACATGGGCTGTTGGTGACAGATGTATAAATTCAAACCCAATTGTGGGACAGCCTAAAGGCTGGGCCTGTACAGTTGCTGGAACCGGCGCGGCTGCTACTTGGGTGTCTGAAGGTAATTTGTAAACCGTACTGGTGCGGCCCACCAGACTTTAATGCCTGACTGGATAGTCAAGCTGGAAACAAGGAAATGATATGTTGGAAAAAGTTATCTCTGTTGATTTAATTGAAGTCTTGGAAAACGGTTCTGTCCAAGTACGCACCAAGACCGCCATTATGGAAGACGGCAAGCACATCAGTGGCACGTTCCACCGCCACGTTGTTGCCCCAGGCGATGACTACAGCAAGCAGGACGCCCGAGTAAAAGCTATTTGTGCGGCAACGCACACAGCGGCTGTGGTGGATGCGTACAAGACTGCTGCTGCTAAACAACCTTGAAAGACAAACATGACTGATACCACTGCGTTTATCCAAAACGGCGCTACAACGGCCATTACTGCAAATTCCAGCGCACCTACTGCCGTACAAATTCCGCCTAATTTTACGGCCTCAACGCCGCCCCGCAACCAATACCGGGTTGTTAATGTTGGTTCAATAACCGCATTTTTAGGGGCCGGTGCAACTGCGGCTATTGCGGCAACTAACGCTGCGGCAGTCACAACAACCGGCAATGCCATGCCCATAGTGGCTGGCGCTGTGGAAGTGTTTAGCTTCCCGCCAACTTGGTACTTCACCGCAACTGCGGCTTCTTCTTGTGTGCTTTACATAACGCCGGGGGAAGGTCTATAATATTTGTACTGGCCCAATGACCAGGGATTCTCAGGAATCAAAATGTCAGAAGTAGAGCAATCAGCGGAATTAGCCCCCGCGCCGGAACTGGAAGCCACGGCGGCCACACCAGAACCCGTAGTTGAAACGCCGGAAGTAGCAAGCAAGACATTCTCGCAAGAGGAACTTGACGCCGCTATTGGAAAACGTCTCGCAAGAGAGCAGCGAAAGTGGGAACGAGAGCGACAGCCTGCGCCAGCAGTGGCAGTGGACTTACCTCCGCAAGATCAGTTTGAGTCGGTTGATGCTTACGCAGAAGCCAAGGCTTATAAGCTGATTGAGCAGCGGGAAATCCAGAAACAGCAAGCTGAGATTCTTGACAACTATCATGAGCGTGAAGAAACGGCTCGGTCTAAGTACAGTGACTTTGAACAAGTTGCCTACAACCCGAACTTGAAGATAACGACCGTGATGGCACAGACGATTCAATCGTCGGACATTGGGCCTGATTTGGTTTATCACCTTGGCTCAAATCCGAAAGAGGCAGATCGTATTTCTCGACTATCGCCTATTTTGCAGGCAAAAGAGCTTGGACGGCTTGAGGCTAAGTTAGCCGATAACCCCGTTCAAAAACGCACTTCTGGTGCGCCTGAACCAATTTCACCAGTCACCGCCCGAGGGGTGGGTTCTGGGTCTTACGACACGACTGACCCAAGGTCTACCAAAACCATGACAACCAGCCAGTGGATTGAGGCCGAAAGAGCAAGGCAAGTAAAAGTGCAACAGGCGCGTAAGTTTTAATTTGTTTCTAAGGAAAAATCGTGGCTAATAGCATTCTTACCATTGACATGATTACCCGGAAATCTCTCGAAATCCTCGAGAACAACTTGGTAATTACCCGCAACGTGAACCGACAGTACGATGACAGCTTTGCTGTTAGCGGCGCCAAGATTGGTTCTACTCTGCGTATCCGTCTGCCTGACCGCGCTCTGGTTACTGACGGTGCCGCCCTGCAAGTTCAGGACGACAACGAGCAGTTCACAACCCTGACCGTTGCCAGCCAAAAGCATATCGGCGTGAACTTCACCACCGCTGAGTTGACTTTGCAGTTGGACGACTTTGCAGAGCGGGTGTTGAAGCCCCGTATCTCGCAGTTGGCTTCCAGCATTGACGCAGACGTTGCTAACGCCTACAAGTCAATCTACTCGACCGTTGGCACTCCTGGCACGACTCCAGCTACTTCACTGGTGCTGTTGCAAGCCCAGCAGAAGTTGAACGAGAACGCTGCTGTTATGTCGCCGCGCTACGCTACGGTTAACCCCGCAGCCAACGCTGGTCTGGTTGAAGGCATGAAAGGCTTGTTTAACCCAACCGACACCGTGTCCCGCCAGTTCAAGAACGGCATGATGGGTACTGGTGTACTTGGGTTTGATGAAGTCAACATGAGCCAGTCCATCAAGGTTCACACCACCGGCTCACGTTCTACAACTGACACAATTTTGGTAAACGGTGCGGTTAGCACCCAAGGCCAATCGACGATCAACCTTGACGGTGGTACTGCCTCGGCTACGATTGCTGTTGGTGACGTATTCACCATTGCCAACGTGTACGCAGTTAACCCACAAACCCGTGAGTCCACTGGTTCTTTGCAGCAGTTTGTTTGCACCTCTCTCGCTACTGCATCTTCTGGTGCATGGACAAGCGTTGCAATCAGCCCAGCAATTTACACCAGCACCAGCGCATTGGCTACCGTTGACAGCTTCCCTGCTGACAATGCTGCCGTGACGTTTGTTGGTACCGCTTCTACCGGCTATCCGCAGAACTTGATCTACCACAAGGACGCCATCACGTTTGCTACTGCTGACCTCTTGATGCCCCAAGGCGTTGATATGGCTGCTCGTGCAAACCACAACGGCATCTCGCTGCGTGTTGTTCGTCAGTACGACATCAACAATGACCGTATGCCTTGCCGTATTGACGTTCTGTACGGTTTTGGCACTATTCGTCCGCAGATGGCTTGCCGTCTTTGGGGCTAAATTGAATGGGGCTTCGGCCCCTTTCTTCGTAACATCTTTCAAAGGAAATTATCATGGCTCTCCCAAATTCTGGCGGTGGGTATCAGTTCACTGATGGCAACACCAACGAAATCATCATGGGCGTTCAAGCCGCCCCTCAGACAGCAACTGCAACGGCCACGCTGACCGCTGCACAAGTTACTGGTGGCATCTTGGTGGGCAATCCGTCTACCACGGCGGCTTCTTACACGCTGCCAACGGCTGCGGCGATTGATGCGGTGTTTACCAACTCAAAAGTTAACAGCACGTTTGATCTGACAGTTATCAACCTGGGCACTTCCACCGGGCTGATTACGATGGTTGTGGGTACTGGCATTACCGCAGTTGGCAACTTGGTTGTTGCTATCACCGGCAGTGCAGCAGGCGTAAGTGGCGCGGGGCAATTCTTGTTCCGCAAAACCGGCGATGCTGCATATACTGTGTATCGCGTGGCCTAAACCTAATGGGGGCTTCGGCCCCTGTTTTTAAGGAAACATCATGCCAAATACCCAAGCAGTAGGTGTTGCTTATAGCGACCCCGAATTTACTACCTGTTACGCAAGCCAAGAACTTGGCTATAGCGCAGCAGCCCAAGGTGCTGTGACTCAAGCCACAAGCAAATCCACCGGCGTAACGTTGAATACCAGCGCTGGCCGCATCACAATGAACAATGCAGCATTGGCCGGAGCCACTGCTGTGTCGTTTGTTTTGACCAATAGCTCAATTTCCATCAATGACACAATCATTGTGTGCGTTTCTAGCAATACCACGGGTAGCGCGGCTGGTGCTTACACCACGTATGTGTCCTATCTGGCTGCTGGCTCTGCCTTGATTACATTGCGAAATCTGACTGCTGCAACTTCATACTCTGAGGCGGTAATAATCAATTTCTCAATCATTCACGGCGCATCATAAAAATGGTCATCTATCTACGTCACCCGGATCACGGAACTAAAGTAGCTTGCGCTGAAAAGGAAGCTGACTACGACGAGCAAAATGGCTGGGTAAGGTATGATTTGGATGACGTTGAGCCGCCTGTCACGGTAAACGAAATGAGGCGTCCCCGTGGCAGGCCGCGAGTTGGGGTTGTTGAACTAGGAGCATAGGTATGACCACATCTGCTGGCGACCAAATTAACGGGGCCATGCGCCTGATTGGAATGCTGGCAGAGGGTGAGACACCTTCAGCGGCAGCGTCGCAGGACGCGCTGTCGGCAATGAACCAGATGATTGACTCATGGAACACTGAGCGATTGTCGGTGTTTAGCACTCAGGATCAAATTTTTACTTGGCCTGCAAGCACCCTAAGTCGCACGTTAGGCCCAACAGGTAATTTTGTTGGCAACAGGCCAATTTTGGTGGATGACGCTACCTACTTTAGGGATGCGGCTACCAACGTTAGTTACGGCATCAAGATCATCAATCAGCAGCAGTACAACGGCATTGCTGTTAAAACGGTGACCAGCACGTATCCGCAGGTTCTGTGGATTAACATGACGTACCCCGACATTGAGATGTACGTTTATCCAGTGCCGCTGCGTCCGTTGGAATGGCATTTTGTTTCGGTTGAGGAACTTACCGAACCGGCAACGCTGGCGACTACACTGTCGTTTCCACCAGGCTACCTGCGAGCCTTTAGGTTCAATCTGGCCTGCGAGATTGCCGCTGAGTTTGGCGTTGAGCCAAGTCCGCAAGTGCAACGAATTGCCATGACTTCCAAGCGCAACATCAAGCGCATCAACAATCCTGACGATGTGATGGCAATGCCTTACGGTATTGTTGCCAATCGTCAACGGTACAACATCTACGCTGGGAACTTTTAATTATGACTACCGTTGCTATTTCTGGTCTGCCCGTTGCTACCGTCATCAACGCTGCTGACATTGTTCCGTTTGTCCAAGCTGGAACAACAAAAAGCATCAGCAAAACCCTGCTGTTCACCAGCCCAACAATGGTGACGCCAGCTTTGGGTACGGTTGCCAGTGGCGTCATTTCGGCCTGCACTAGCACCTCAATGGTGTTGACCACGCCAGTAATCGGCGCAGCTACCGGAACAAGCCTAGCGGTAACGGGTGCAATCACATCATCGGGAACGGCAGGCGTTGGCTACGCAACAGGCGCAGGCGGTGCTGTAACTCAAATAACCAGCCGCACCACGGGCGTGACGTTAAACAAGACCGCAGGCGCAATCACCATGTTTAGCGCGGCAGGCACAACGACTGCGGCAACCTTTACAGTGACCAACAGCACCGTTGCGGCAACGGATGTGATCATCTTGAATCAAAAGTCAGGTACTGATCTGTACGACTTGATGGTGACAGCAGTGGCCGCAGGAAGTTTTAACCTTACATTCCGCACCACTGGCGGCACTACTACCGAAACGCCAGTCTTTAACTTTGCCGTTATCAAAGCTGTAGCCGCCTAATGCACACCCCCATCCTTGGTTCGGCCTATGTTGCGCGTAGCATCAACGCTGCGAACAACAGGATGGTCAACATGTTTCCAGAGGCCATTCCAGCAGGAGGGCTTGAGGCTGGGTTTCTGAACCGTGCGCCGGGGCTAAAGTTCCTTCAGACTGTAGGTACCGGCCCCATCCGGGCGCTATGGGCGCACCAGACCAACGGCAGCGACTTCTATGTCGTATCAGGCCAAGAAGTCTACAAGCTGACCGGCTTGACGGCCACACCTACTTTGCTTGGCACAGTGTCAGGCACCGGCCCGGTATCCATTGCCGACAACGGCACTCAGATATTCTTTGCCTGCAACCCTGACGGCTACATCTACAACGAGGTCACCAACGTATTCGCGCAGATCACAGACCCAGACTTTGCTGGCGCGGTGACGGTGGCTTATCTTGATGGCTACTTTGTCTTCAACCAACCAAATAGTCAGATCATTTGGGTAACTCAGCTACTGGATGGAACTTCAGTTGATCCGCTGGACTTTGCATCTGCTGAAGGCTCACCAGACGGTGTGGTTGGGCTTATCTCTGACCACCGGCAACTGTGGGTGTTTGGCACCGACTCGGTTGAGGTCTGGTACAACTCTGGAGATGCAAACTTCCCCCTAACCCGCATCCAAGGGGCTTTTAACGAGATTGGCTGCATATCTGCGTACTCCATAGCCAAACTGGACAACGGCCTGTTCTGGCTAGGTACAGACGCCCGTGGGCAGGGTATTGTCTACCGCGCCAATGGCTACACCGGCACGCGCATCTCCACTCACGCCATTGAGTACGCTATTGCTCAGTACGGCAACATTTCGGACGCTATTGCGTACACCTACCAGCAGGAAGGCCATGCCTTCTACGTGCTGACATTTCCATCTGGCAATGCTACTTGGGTCTACGATGTGGCTACCCAAGCCTGGCACGAACGTGCTGGTTTTGACAACGGCCTGTTTATGCGGCACCGCAGCAATTGCCAATGCAACTTTGGCGGCAACATCATTGTGGGCGACTTTGAGAACGGCAACCTTTACAGGTTTGATCTAGACGTTTACGCTGACAATGGCGGCATTCAAAAGTGGTTGCGCTCTTGGAGGGCGCTGCCACCTGGCGAAAACAACTTCAAGCGCACGGCGCACCATACACTGCAACTCAACGTTGAGACAGGCGTAGGACTTGGAGTTACGCCAGGTCAAACTGCTGACGGCATACTTACTGAGTTAGCAAACGTCCCGCCAGCAGGGCCAAGTTACCAGCTTGTTGCTGAGTTTGATTGGGAGTATTTGGCAACTGAATCTGGCGATGAACTTACAACCGAATCGTCTTTGGGGCTTCCAGGCGAGTCCTTGGTGACGTTTGCCTACACCGGCCCGGACATTGACGGCGCTGAGATTGTTACTGAAGAATTCCCCGCAACACCAGGTTATGACCCGCAAGTTATGTTGCGCTGGAGCGACGATGGCGGTCATACTTGGTCAAGCGAGCATTGGGCCAGCATGGGCCAGATTGGTGAGTACGGCTACCGCACGTTCTGGCGTCGGCTGGGCATGACGCTCAAGCTGCGTGACCGGGTGTATGAGGTGAGCGGCACTGACCCGGTAAAGGTCAGCATTATGGGCGCTGAGTTGGTGCTGAGTCCAACAAAGTCTTGATATGGCAAACATCACCCAGATTCCCGCACCTCGCGTCCCGCTGCTAAACGATCAGACGGGCGCGGTGTCAATGGAGTGGTTTCGCTGGTTTAACAACGTCTACACCATCACGGGCGGTGGTCTTGGCATTACGCCGGTCATCAATGGCGGCACGGGTCTTGGCACTATCCCAACCAACGGCCAACTATTGATTGGCAACGGCACCGGCTACACATTGCGGACGCTGACGGCCAGTACCGGCATTACGGTTACCAATGGTTCAGGCACCATTACCATCACAAACAGCCTGCCAGATCGTATAGTGGTGCTAACGGGTGCAGGCACAACGGTAGTGACCGGGGCGTACCCCAGCTTCACCATTACCAGTAATGACCAGTTTGTCGGCACGGTGACTAGCGTTAGTTGGACGGGCGGCATTGTGTCGGTGGCTACACCAACCACAACGCCAGCGTTTACGGTTGCAGGCACTTCTGGCGGCGTACCGTACTTCTCAAGCGGCGCAACTTGGGCGTCATCTGGCGCACTGACCGCAAACAGGCTGGTGCTTGGCGGTGGGGCTGGGGCTGCGCCTACAGTGTTGGGCAGTTTGGGGACAACCACTACTGTCTTGCACGGCAATGCAGCCGGTGCGCCGACCTTTGGGGCGGTGTCGCTAACTGCGGATGTATCTGGTATCCTCCCTGTAGCCAATGGTGGGAATGGATTAGGCGCAGCGTACACAGTAGCAACTTTGCCAGCAGCCGGTACGCAAGGCCGCAGATCATGGGTGACTGATGCCCTAGCGCCTGTGTTCCTAGCGGCTCCTACGGGCGGCGGTGCGGTGGTTTGCCCGGTGTTTGACAATGGCACAGCCTGGGTGGTTGGGTAACAAGGAGAACGATTATGGGTTGGGGTCAACTATTAGGCGGTGCAGCAGGCTTTGTCCTTAGCGGTTTTAATCCAGCAGGCGCTTTAGCTGGCGCTGCTCTTGGCGGCGGTCTTGACGAGGCTACAGGCGGTGGGCAAACAGGCGCTGCGCGTGAGGCGGCGCAGATTGCAAATGCTTCTAGCGACCGTGCTTTGGCGTTGCAACAGCGTATGTACGAGGAAGGCGTTGCTAGGCAGCAGCCGTTCTATCAAGCAGGTGTCAATGCGTTACCCGGCTATTTGAAAGGCATTGCCCCCGGCGGCGAGTATGTTCGCAACTTTACGATGGCCGACTTCAACGCAGACCCAGGCTATGCGTTTCGGTTGTCAGAAGGCCAAAAGGCACTTGACCGGCAAGCTGCTGCCCGTGGCAATTTAATTTCTGGTAGTGCTTTAAAAGCCGCCCAACGTTATGGGCAGGAAATGGGTACGCAAGATTATGGTCGGGCACTCCAAGATTTCTATGGACGACAAGAAGTTGCGCGAAATGCCGCCGCTGGTGTAGCTGGCTTTGGCCCGACTTCCAATGCACTAGCAGCCACAGCAGGGGAAAGACTTGTAACTGGCTCTGCCCCACTCATGCAAAACCAAGGCTATAACACTGCTAATGCTATGCTGGCTGGGGAACGCGCAAGACAGTCGGCCTACGGCAACATTGGAAAAGCACTTGGGTCTGGTGGCTTTGACAGCCTAGTCAGTGGTTTCTATGGCCCCGGCCAATACAACCAAAGAATGGGCGTTAACTTTACAGACCCATATAACTACGGTTAAGGACATATCATGGCACTTAATTTTGGAGTTCTTGACCAAGGCGGCCCCTCAAATTTCTTTGAGGGGTATTCCCAAGGCCAAGAAAAAATGCAGGCCAATGCAATGGCCCAGCAAAGAGCAGCGCAAGCCCAGCAAGAGTTTGGTATGCGCCAACAGGAGTTTGCCGCTGGGCAGGCGGATAAAAAGCGAGCGGCTGATGCTTCTCGGGTCGCACAGAAATTAGCTTCTTACGAAGAAGCATTTCTTAAAGCATCTAGCCCAGAAGCTGCAAAAAGACTTATAAAAATACAATTTGATGATCCAGATGTTGGCCCGATTAGAAGCCGCTTTGGCTCTTTGGAGCAGGCTTTGGCTGAAGTCCCCGACGAGCCAACGGCTTTTCAGGGTTTCCTGAACCAAGAAGCTATGGGCATAAAAGAATTTCGAAAGCAACAATATCGGCAAAGTCAAGTCGCCAAACTCTTTGGCGATGTTCCAACCCCTGCGCCGACTAACGCTATGGCACCGGCAGGAGCAATGCCTCAAGCAGCGCCGGTGGCTAATGCTATGGCTCCTGCTGCTTCTAACGTAGCCGATTTGGTTAGCAGACGCAATAAAGCCTTGGCTATGGGTGAGACAGCGATTGCTACTGCTCTGAATTCGGATATCGCTCGGTTGTCGCCAAATAAACCGGAATTGACAACGCTGGCTAGACTTCAAGCAGACCTTGCGGCGGCAACTGATCCTAAAGTACGCAAAGAAATTCAAGCTAGGATAGATAAGGAAGTTAGCCACCCATTGCCGACTAGGGTTGAAACCAAAGTCAACGCTTTTGTCCCTGCAAGCGAAGCAGCGCAAAAAGAATTTATGCAAGAGGCAAGAGTTACATATAGCGCGCTTAAAAACGCCCAGCCTACGTTAGACAATATTGAAGCTGCTAAAGCACTTGTACCAACAGCCAAAGGATTTATGGGTGCGGGAGGCGAGCCACTGCTTGCGGCTGCTAGTTTTCTAAATAATCGTCTTGGAACAAAAATTGACACTAAGGGCGTGACTGATGCTACTGAATTAAGATCAAGATTGTTTTTTGGTATTTTGGACAACTTAAAGAAACTTGACTCTCAACCATCACAATCTCAACAAGCAGCTATGCAAGAGGCGCTGGGTAATCTTGGTACAGACCCAAATGCCTTAGGCCGAGTGCTTGATGCTTTTGGAGATTCAATACGGGCTAAAGTTAATTCTCATAACATAGAAATGTCTGACGCCGAAACACGAGGAATAAAATTTCCGTACAACCCAAGAATAGTTATCAAGCCAAAAAGTGGGGCCGCCGGCAACCCTCACGCGGGAAAAACAAACGAGCAGATTAAAAAAGAATTGGGGTTGTAAATGGCAGACCTTTCTCTATTGCTAGAAGCAGAAAAACGAGGGATTTTGCCAGAAGACAAAAAAAGTCTTTTGGATGAGGCTCGGGCGCGGGGGCTAGTTCCAGCGCAAGAAGGCGCCGCCCCGACTGTTTTGCAAGCCCCCGCTAAACGTAGCTACTCTGCCGATGACGTTTTGCCTGCGGCTGCGTCAAATTTTGTAGGTAGCGGCGCTGAATTTTTTAGGGGCATAGGGCAGATGATTATGAACCCCCTAGATACCGCAAAAGGATTGGTAGACATAGGGGCGGGTGCTATTCAAAATGTGCTTCCAGAAAGCGTAGTTGGCGCGGTCAATACAACAGTTGCCAATTTAAAGCCAAGCCCATCCGCGGCCATTTTCGCTGCTAAAACAATTGCGCCTATTAGCCCTGGTGCAAGTTCTCTCCTTTTATCTTTTGCAACCCCAGAATCTGGCAGTTCAAAGCAAGCTGTTCAAGCAGCTAACGTTGCAGGTGGGTTTTTTAAAGATCGTTATGGTTCTTGGGAGAGCATAAAACGCACGTTAGCTGAAGACCCCGTAGGGGCAATAGCTGACCTATCGTCCCTGCTAGGCATAGGCGGCGGCGCTGCAAGTACGGCGGCTAAAGTTAGCAAACCTGCTGTTTTGGCCGGGCTAATACAAGGTGAAGGGTCTTTGCCTTCAGCGCTTGCAAGAGTCGCAGCGCCCGGAGTGGCGGCGCTAGATACGTACGGACAAGTTTTATCTACTGCAGGAAAATACACCAATCCGCTGTTACCAGCAGCAGCAGCGGTTAAATATGTAGGCCCTGCTGTTGGCGCGGTCGGCGGGAAGATAAAAGATATATTTGCGCCTAGCGGGCTAAAAGATAAAGCACTGGCAAACGCGTTAGAAAATAATGTCCAACTTATGGACTCTGCTATCAAATTGCTCAACGAAGGGAAAACTATTGAGGAAGTAGCAGTTCTATTAAAAAGTCCTGGATTGGCGTCTTTTATCCAAGAGGCGTCCGACGTTAAT